TACTGTAAGGCGCATGTTTGTGCCTTTAAATTTTTCATTAAACTCTACTTCGTTTAACCTTTCGCCATTGCCGTAATAAACTATGTCATCGCCAATTAAAAGAGCTTGGTACTCATCTCCTTTGTCATTTTTGTATGTTTTTAATGCTTTTGCTGATGGGGTGTCTTTCTTCTTAGTCACCATACCAAAGGCTGTTAAATCTCTGGACTGTCGATCTTTTCTGTTGGCTTCGTCTATTTCTTTTTGCAACTTATTAAATTCTAAAAAGCCAAGACCCACGCCTCTGCCAAGCAAAGGAATTTTTTCTGATTGTGATGCAAATATTCCTTTTGCTAACGCACCTGCCAAATCATAGCCAGAAGGTCTGGGTCTAGGAGGCATAATGTCGTTTAACATTTTTCTGTATTGAGCGTATTGAGTCTGAATGTCTGAGTCGCCACTTCCGCTTTTGCTTATCATTTCTAGCAACTGCTCATCGGTTAAGCCAGCTATGCCTGAACTTTGGCTTGCAATATCAGCCGTGTCGCCGCCAGCATCATCGCCAGTATTGGTTGAGGAGTTTATAATCGCATTGGCATCAATAATCTGATCTAAGTCTTGGGTGTCGTCTTTAAAATTAGTGCTACCACCAAAGAGATCACCGCCATTGGCGTAGCCCATTAACGATGATAAGCCTGTTCTACTCATAGGCATATTAACTTACCTTATATTGCGGTGGGTTCATGAAATTTCCAATTCCACTCAATGCGGATAATCCAGTTGCCAAGCCTGTTGATAAAGGCGATGGTTGAAGTCCATAAGTTGTACCAATCTGGCTAAATCCTGCTGGAACGCTTTGTACGAATGGTAGCAATGATTGCATTTGTTGCATCGGAGCTTGCTGTTGCATAAGAGCATTTTGTCTTGCGGCATTGAGTTGGTTTTGTTGTTGTCCTTGTGTCATTTGACCTAAGCCCAGTTGTCTTTGTATGTCTGCTTGAGCAGATTGTTGTGCTTGACCACCAAGACCAGCGTAAGCTTGTCCTGCTCCAAATTGTCCTGCTTGTCTTGCTCCTGCCAAAGAACCAAGCCCTTGAGCCAGTCCTTGTTGTGCTTGTTGTTGTCTGCCGAATTCGCCCATGGCTGTTTGTTGTGCTTGTTGGAAACCTTGGCTCCTTAGTCCGCCCAAAGCTTCTCCTAAGCCTCTACCGAGAGCCTCAGTGCGTTCTCCAGCACCTAACCTAGCTCTTGATCCAAAGGCTGATTCACCGCCTCTAGCGATGTCAGAAGCTCTAGCTGATATGTCGCCTTTTGCTCCTTGTTCTAAGATATCTCTTCTGACCTGATCAATAACTTGTTCTTGATATGGGTCCATGTATTGTTGATAAGAGCTTGGGTCGTACTCAGCACTTGCGTAGTCTCTTAATGCTTGTTCTGACTCACCTAAGCCACCGAATAAGCTTTCTAAACCTGAGCCATAAGCCTGTTGAGATTGCTGTAAGTAAGGGTCTTGAACACCAATCTTTTCTCTGGATAAGTTAATAGCCGCCTGTTGCTCAGGAGAGAGTCCTGCAACTTTTTGTGGCACAACGATTGGGTTGCCTTGCTCGTCATAAAATGTTTTCTCAGAGGCTCTGAATGCTTGTTGCATAAAGCCCGGTGAGTAGCTTGAAGTACCCGGTATGCCTGAACCAAAGAATAATTCTCTGGTGGTTGGGTCTAGGGTTCTAAACTGTTGTTGTATGTCTGTTGCGATTGGCTCTGCCATTATGCTACGTTCCCAAAGTGTTCCATTAATTTGTACATTACTCTAGTTCCTGAGTCCCTACTTGGGTCTCCATTTGGAGTTAGGGTTAGTATGCCATTGTTATCGTTAATGTTAAATGATCCTGCACCTTTAACAGCTTTGGCTGTCATGACAAACTCTCCATCGGAAAGCATTGCAGGTATGTCGTCTGATGTCTCAGTACCCGGTCCATCTATTTGCCCGTCTTTAACAGGAAAGTTTTCGATGTTGATAGTAGCATCCATGTCACCGCCTTCAGCCATGGCAACAGTGCCACCTTGGTTAAAGTATTGAACTCCGCCACCGAAATTGTATCTTGGCATGCCTCCCATATTAAGGTTCATGATGCCACCTTGAGCCATCATTCTTTTTTCGGGTGGCTGATATACCATAGCCTCTGATGCAGTTGGTCTGCCTCCACTTAAAGCTGGCATGCCTTCAGGGTTAAGACCAAACTCTACACGAGATGGGGCTTCTTCACCTGTTCTTCTGGCTATCTCTGCTTCAATGTTGTATCTGCCCAACTGATCCATTTGAGTGAGTGGAGTTAAAGGTACGCCTTTTTGATCTTTGGCTTCATCGTAAGCTAGTTTGCCTATCAAGCCCGCAAGTCCTGCTATGCCTAATTTGCCCATCATGCCCATGCCACCACTTGAGGTGCTATCACCTCCGCCAGTAAGTGCGTTTTGTATGGCTCCAACAGCACCTCTGCCCTGTCCTTGACCTTGGTCTCTAACGCGAGAAACCACTGCGTTAAATGTTCCGTTTGCTTTTAATTGTTTTATTTGTTCTGGAGTATATCCAGCTAATTCTAGCTCTTGGGTTCTAGTCAAACCGTCATCACCAGTTACGCTTTTAAACAAGTCTTCTATTTTGCCTAGACCTGATTGGCTAGTTAGAGACGCTATTTCGGATGCTGTGGCTGGCATTCCAGTTTGAATGTTTATATAACCTTGGTTAACTGGGTCATATTTTATTATGTCAGATTCAGGTGTGCTATTAAATAAATCACCAATTCCACTTTTTACATTTCCAAAAAGACCAACACCGTCACTTCCCGGCATTACATATTCATACGCACCGCTTGCACTTTTACCAAGATTACCCAATAGACCAATCCCATCCTTGCCCGGCATTATGTATTCACCAGCTCTGCTAAAAATGTTTCCTGTAGATGCTTTACCTGCCGCGGGGGTGCCACCAAATAGTTTGCTTCCCCCATAACTTAAAGCACCGCCTAATAAAGCGTCTTTGGTTGAAAGTCCTGATGCTTTACCAATTCCTGCGGTAAGGGCTGCTTTAGCCAAAGGTCCAACACCCGGTATAAAGTTTACCGCTATAGGAGCAACTTTTTTAACAACATTTTTAGCTTTTTTCCAAAGTTTTGACAAGAAGCCAAACTCTTGAAAGCCTGTTTCTGGATTGATTGATGCAATGCCACCAATCTCACCAGTAGAGTCAACGACTCTGGTTCTTGGGTCTATGCCCATTTGGCTCATAGTTTGCTCAAGCATGTCTGCGGCTTGTGGATTAGCTTCGAGTACAGGTGCGGGTATAACAACCTCACCCTCTGATAAATGACCTATGGTGGTGTCGCCATCTCTGCCCATGGACATTAACCGTTGTATGCCTTCAGCATTAACATTCGACATTGCACTCACTGGTTGCATTCTGTCTCGCAACAGCTCTTCTTGAACTTCTGGTGGAGCTACTTCTTGAACGGTTTGTACAAAGGCATCAATGTCCATGCCTGTACCCATTTCATTAATAATTTCTTGCTGTGCTTGAATTGATTCTGGTGAGTTCTGCGGTGTGCTTAAAATTACTCTTACTTGTTGCTCAAAGCCCATCTCAACCAACGGTTGCATAATGCTGGTGTCTACACCTGACATCATTGGGTCTGGAACGCCACTAAGCAAAGATTTATTTCTTTGACGAATCATTTGCAAAAGCTTTTCTGATTCTTCGGGAGTTTGAGCGTTCTTTTGTAGCTCAACTAAAGTGTTGTACACCTTTTCTTCGTTTGAAAGCTCTTTTGGTTGATCTGTATAAAAACCATCATTGGCTGAACCCATAGCAAATGCCATGGGATCATTTTGTCTTATTCTTTGCATTTCTTCGTTAGACATTCTCCTAGAAGTCGGATTTATGTCTTGCGAAAGGTTTTGTATTCTGTCTTCTAATGTTGCCATATTAACCTATTGTAACTGTTACGGAGCCAACGGCTCCTATTCCACTCACGCCACTCAAATATGTTTGGTGACTGTATAAATCACGAAAAGCATTCCCGTCATACGCTTGGTGAATCTCTAGTGTCGTATTAAACACTATATCACCAGCTATAAAGTTCAGTTCACCTAATTCGGATTGGTTGAACTGCGGGGTCCGATTTGGATCGAACTGTCCTAAGTTTAACTCAAGTATCCTGACTAATCTATTAAAAATGTCAGGACTAACTTCATCTAAAGCCTGAGGTAACCTAGTCGGTAATAGCTTCGCCATTATCTTTGACCATCAGGCTGTATATACAATCTAGTATATCCTAATCTCCATTGAACGCCCAATCTGTTATCAGTATCTGCATCGTCATCGCTTTGTAGTCTAATAACAGCCTGTCTTGCTCTGGCTCTAACATTTAGTTCGTCAGTGTTGTTTGAAATATCTTTACTAACTTTGGTTGTTAAACTTTCAGCTGGGTAGTTTCTTGTTTTTATTTGCATGTTAATTAGCGGTATTCCATTGGACGTATTCTGACCGTAAAACTTAATGTCTGGAATAACCTTGCTGATAAAGGCAAAATCATTGCCCTCTTGCAAATCAAAGTCTGAGCTTTCAATAAATACATTGTCCATGGGTGAACCATCGTCATCTTGCCCAGTCTCTTGGTTATATAGGTAACCATTGAGTGTAGCCATAGGTTGCTCAAAGACATCTTCATCTATCCAAGCAGTTCTAACCAGCTCGCCAATACTCCATGTGTTTTCTAAATAGTTATATATAACGTAGCGTGATATCTCGCTAGTTCCATCTTGTGTAGATGGATAGAACCACCAGACTTCATTAAATTGTTTGTTGGCAATAGCAAAGCATTTGTATGCTTGAGACATGTCTAGGTTTTGTTGCACATAACTTAGCACGGTGCATTCTAGTCTTTGCACACTACCGTTGTAGCGATAGAAGCCATCCTCAGCCATCCAGTAAACTCCGCTTGGTGCATTAATAGCAGCATTAGGAGCAAGCATGCCCGTGCCTTGGCTAATTAAGTTAACAGCAAAGGTTAAGGGTGGTCCAACAAACTGTATGGAATACAAGGCTTGATCTGTCCACACTAAAGTTTCTTGCCTTGATCTAATGCCACCAATAATTTCACTTCCAACAGAAAGTCTAACAGAGCCAGCCGTGTTGGTTGTTTTTGGCTCCCATTCAGTAATACTTTCTTGATCTGAAAAAGCCACAAGCATTGGGTCTAAGGTTCCAGTTCTTGCAGTGCCTGCATCGTTCAATGGGTCAGCGCCAAGGACAAACACATGCCTGTCTGTTTCTGACACTATAGACTGCAAGCCTACGGTTGGAGCTAAATTAGCACCCGATAAAGAAGTAATGTTGACAGCTCTTGTGCCAGTTCCAGCAGATGTGTTCCAATAAAAAATAGCTCCGCCTCTTGGATGTAAAATTAAATCTTCACCGAAGTTATCTGATGACCAAAGCCTTAATTGGTTGGTAAAAGTTAAAGAGCTAGCAGAGCCATAAGCGTTAATACCCCATGCGTCAATGCCCCACCCTGTTGAGGAAATGTAAGTGTTTAAACCTGTGTTTAGTTGATAAGCACCAACAGTGCTACTGCCACCATTGCCTGAATCGCCAGCAGCTGCTAGCACAGGATCACCGCTAGTGTCCTTAGCTTCTATGGTGTAAGAGTTAGCGTTTACAATGGTTGCTATCTGATATTCTTGGTTAAGAACTGGAGCAGTTATATTGCCACCCAAAGAAACTGCATCTGCGAAAGTGACGAAGTCATGCATAACAGCACCATGTGCAGTATCACTCACAGTGATAGTAGCATCTCCATTGCCAACCTTAGCAAAGGTTACATCGCCTGCTGAGGTAGTAAGTCTGATGGGGGTAACGTCATTGAAACCATCTCCCTCTTTGACGTAAGCCTTAAGGTTGGTTCCTAAAAATAAAAATTTAGTTCCCGGCAGTGAAATCCATGGGAATAAGTTTCTGCAAGTGCCTAAAAAAGTTTGAGTTGTGTTTTTTGCCCAACCGCCAAGCTTTTCTACAAAGCCTTTTCTAAAGCGTATAAGCGATGAGTCAAACCAACCACCTGCGTTTGTGTAATCGGTTCCTTCTCTATTTATTCCTGATTTAAACTGAAACTTTGCGTATGGCATGTTTCATTGCTATTAAGCGATTCGAATAATAGCTGTGGAAGCGGCTGCGGCTGGAAATACAATTGTAAAGTCTCCAGCTGTAGAAGTTTTGTCGCCACCAAAGTCAATGGTTGCAACTGATCTGTCAGCGTTGGTGTCGTTGTAGATCATGCATCCTCTAGCAGTGACAGTAGCTGTACCAAAAGTTAAATCAGCAAAGTCAGTAAAACCAGTGGTTCCTGAGCTTGTTGGGTTAATGTTGGTTAAAGCCGATCCGCCAGAAGTATAGTTTGTGCCACTTGCTTGACCTGTAGTGGTAAAAGCAGTGGTAGTAGCACCTAATGTTGCTGAACTTGTGTACAAAGCCAGTTTAAAAGAATTTCCGCCCGAAGCCAAAAAGTTATGTTTTGCTTCTAAAAGCTCCTTTTTAAAGCTAGTTGTAAGTGTTGATGATATTGCCATAATTATAGTTTCCTAATTAAATTAGCAGCTTCTTTTAAACCTGCTTTTTCCAATTGATTATTAACTGTAATCCTATCAGATTTTATAGCATTTTGCATATATTGTTCAATAAC